TTTGGATTATAGTTATATGGCGCTGGAAGGGGGTTTGGCTTTAAAATACTAAAAGAGTTATTTCTTATAGTACCCTCAAACTGCCAAGTTGTCCAATTAACATTATCTGGCGCATTGTTTTCATTCCATCTAACCATAACATCAAATGTTTGATTTTGAGAAAAAAGTTTTTCGTATTTTGCTATTTCTGGATCTATATTATATTCATCTTCTTGTGGATATTCCCATGATATAGCAATTGTTCTTGGATGAGAAGAGCCAATAAGATTTAAATGAACCCTTTCGGTAGCGGTATATGGCATATTAGCAAAAGATGTGCTAGGAAAATCTATTCTATTAATTTCTGACCAATGCGAAACTCTATTTTTATCTTCAGACACTATGCGATACCTTAGCAAGTAGAAAGGACCATTTTCATCAATAGATATAATTGGAAGATCCATATACTTAATTGTTGATTTTTTAATGCCAGTATCAGCCATTATGAAACACCTATGCCAAATCTAAATTCTACATAATTACTTGTATTTGGAGATTTTACTATAGTTTCTGCATCTGCTCTTTTAATTACAGAATATCCAGTTAATCCATAAAGTGGATTTTCAGTGGATATATTTTCTAATCTCATTGCATCAAGCGCAATATAATAATCATCTGATGGTGTTCCTGCTACAAGAATGGTACAAAAAACCTTAATAGTAGTAACAGCATTCCAGGTAAAAGATGGACTCATATATAGTTCTTGTAGTTCCTTAGTTATTACATGATATCTATTGGTTTCAAAATCATACTGACCTGGATTAGTACCATTTTCTAATATTGCTTGAAATCTAGCAAACTCTCCAGATCCGTCATCTGTTGATGCAAAATCAACAAGAATTCTTACTTCATCTGGAGCAATAACAGAATCTCCGTCTTTGCTAACTAATGAAAATGCTAACTTTAATAGATCTGTTGGAGCATTTCTAGAAAAATCTACATCAACACCAGTGAGGTGTATGTGGTTTCCGCTTAACACATCTAAATTATTATTAACGTCAATGTCTAAATCTGCATCATCTCCACGAATTAAAATAACATTGTTTAAAAATCTACATCTTTCATATCTAGAAGATCTTGGAGTTTTATAAAAAATATTATTATCTGCATTTGTTTGAAAAACTTTGTTAGATGTTGTGATAACATTATCGTCTAGTTCATCTAATGGAGATAATATTGAATCTATTGCTGTAGCAGAAACATTTGAGTGGTACTGCCATCCTTCGGATTGTGTAAAAGCAAATACGGTTTTGCTATCATATGCTCCAGCAAACGGGTTTGAAACTGCAGAAAATATGCCAACCTCTGTTATTTCATATCTTTCTTCTGTAGGCAACTCTGCTGTTAAAACTATTTTATCTATTCCGCCCTCGTTTACAAATCCCTTAGATGATATCGGAACCCTAAGCATTTCAAAATCAAGTTCTGTTTTTGTAGAATAGTCACCATATGGATCTGCCGTATCTAATGGTTTTGGTCCACAACCTATTGCAATATATGACGCATAGGCTGGTGCCTGACCCAGCATATATTTTCCAATTATGGACTTGCCTTTATTAGTTATCATTATAATTCCGCCTCATATATTGTACCATCTATCCTAAATTGAAACTCTGCCTGTTCGTCTTGTTCCATATTTATTAGATCTAATACTATGTCTAACGTATTTTCATCAATATACAAATTGCTTCCATTAGGTCCATTACCTTCATTGGGTTGTTTATTTAATAATTTAATAATAAAGTTTTCAAAATATTTATCCGATGTACCCTGTAAGGCTAAAATATTATTAGGGTTATATTGTTGATTAATTAATGATAAATTTTTAATTGGCTTATAGATAATGTTTTGACCATTTACTGTATCATTTCTAACAATACTAATAATCTCTTGACCACCAATATTTTCAAAAATAAGGTCAGTCATTATTTCTATTGGCACAGAATTATCATCAAATAATATTGTATCTATTGGGGCAGTTTTTACTGGAGGAGGTGGAGGAGGTGGAGGTGGTGGTGATGGTGGAGTTGGTCTTGGAACCTCACGTTCTTGTGGTTGTTCAACCCGAGAAGATGAACCTCTTTCTATTCTTTCTTCTCTTTCTGATGTATCAGCCTTAACTCCTGGCGCTATCATTCCTGGACCAAAACCTATATCCCATCCAGCAGCAGCAAAATTTTTACCAGTGCTTGATGCTGCTGCCTGTGAAGGCGTTAACTTGTTACCTTGTGCATCAAAGAAAAATTTTTGATTTGTTGAATTTGGATCATAATTTGCCATACCTTTTGCAGCAGGATCACTAGTTGTTCCAAGTCTTGGATCAGAATAATTTAACTGACCTTTATCATTATAATATGCTCCAGAATAAATACCAGATTCTCCAGTTGACAACAATGCTTGTTTTCCAGATAGTGCTGCTTGCATTGCTTTTTGTGCTGCTAAAAGATCTGCATACTCATCACCACTTTCTTCTGAATATGCAAGATTTGGTGTAACAAAGCCTCCGCTTCCTATTGCTAAAGAAACACCTCCTGCTGCCTCAGATATTTGGCGCATTCTTTCACTTGAAAGTTTGTTGTATTGACTTTCAGAAATTTCTCTATTTTGAAGTTGATTCCAAAGATTTGCAAGTTGTTTATCTGGGGATAAGAAGGAACTATAGTCTGGATCTGCCATTTTATACCTCGCTCAAATAAACAGTCATTGATGGACCGTTTATTCCTCTTGAATATTCAATATTATATACAACAAATCTAGAAGAAGATGGAGAAATAATGTCAATTCCATCTTTATTATAATCAATGCTTACAATGTCACCAAGTTGTAATGTTGGAATTGCAAAAATGTTTGCTCCAACAGATTTTTTAGGATCCATTGTTTTATTAATAATCCATCCCATTAAAGATTCTGCATCATCTTGTGATTGAATATAGTTTGCATCTATAGAAAATTCTTTTTTACCATAGGTCATTCTGCTTAATTTAATTTTATTATATAATTCTTTTTTAATTAAAGAAGAAGTGGTGTTAGTATTTCCAATAAATTCTGGATCTGATAAGTTTCCAGTCTTTTTAAAATATTCATCTATAGTTAATTCGTGAGTTGTATCCTGTGTAAATGTGACTCCCTGAATTCTTAAATAATTTCCAGTTGTTTCATCAAGACTTATTGCAGAGTCTGTAGAATTAAATATTAAAAATTCTGCTCCATATGAATCAGCCTGAAACCCTGACACCGTATATCCTTTAATTCTATTAAAGGTTGGTGAAATTTTTGCGTATAGTGCTGGGTATGCACGGTCATATCTAATATCAAAATAAGCACATTCACGCATAATAGTTCCAAATTCTTCAAAATACATGTTATATTTTGGAGGTTGCTGTGAACTAATTCCAGATAAATAGGTTGCTTGGATTATTCCACTCATGGCATATTTTCTAAATGATTCGCTTGCATTTATTTGTTTATCACCAAATACTCCAGACAAAGTTTCTCCAACTGTGAACACTGTATTTTGTGTATAGTTTTCTGCAAGTGCATATATGTGTTCAAACATACACCTAGATCCGCCACGAACAAAGATACCCATATTGTTATATATTGGAAGAGGGTCTCTATCATCAACTACCTTAATTAATTTATTGTTAATATATAAATAAAATCTTCTAGTAGATCCAATATTTTCATATTCTACAGATAAATCATACACAGTTGTATTATCTTCTGATGCCATTCTTTGTTGACCAGTAAACCTTCCATCATCAACTAATATTTTTGCTAAACCGCCCCAAAGTTTAACTGGAATTGCACTAGTTGAAGATGATTCTTTTTTAACTTTGTAAAAAACAACATTGTTTATTGAAAATTGAGACTGCCCTTGTGCATTTGTTTTTAAATAAGATTCTATATTGTCTTCTGTTAAAGCAATAATTTCAAAATAATATCCAACATTTGTATCTGGATTAACCATTATTGCCATACCGCCAGACCCTCCGCCAATGCTTATATTTTGATTAGGCTGGCTTCCCTGAAGTTGATAATACGGAATTGCATTAGTCGGTGTTTGAACTCTGGTTTCATTATTTTCTATTTTTCCGATTATTCTCATTCTAGTGCCAAAATGTCTATATGCATTATTCATTGGTTTATAAACATAAGAAACAAAATCTAATGGTTTTTCAGTTGTATTAAATATTGGTCCATTCATTACCAAGGCAGATGATTGTATTGTTCCAGACTGGGTTGACTGTAAACTATTGATACCAGTTTCTGTTAAATGATTTGAAGACATAAAGTTTTTAATAACACTATTTCTAGTTGCTGATCTTGCTTTAGCATTATTAACCCCCGCCTCCCCTATTGTAGTTTCTGGAACAGAAACATCTTCGTCCAATTTTGTTGTAAATAAATATTCAGTCTTCATACTTATTCCACGTACATTATCATTATTTGACCAATAAGAATCTACTCCAGCAAAATGAGATGTTATAGTTGTGCCAAATTGACCACGACCGTGTTGAAAAACTGATCCTGGCTTTAACATGGTTATTCCATTTATTGTTTGATAATATGGTTCAGAGTATATTCTTAAGTTTCCTGTTGGATAAATTTTTCCATTAAATGGAAGCGTAGCAAAATATTTTTGATATTCTTGATTGCTACTAATCCAAACATTTCCAGTTCCAGTAATATTAAATTCAGCGGCATCATATTTAATGATTTCTCCATTTGCATACAAATAACCTTGATATCTTGTTAACCAGTATACATTTTCACCAACATCGATTATGTTATTTATTACAATACCGCCTGAAACTACTGGCAAATCTGCAGATAAATTAGAGTTAAGTGGCATTGCACCCAAAACATATTTGCTTTGTTTTGCTGCAACTTCATTTTTTGTTTTTGTACTTTCTGTTCCTGAAACTTCCCACAAAAGTGCTGGCTTATATATCCAAGTTTTTTCTTGGTCAACCATGCTGGACTGTCTAATTGATCCATATGATCTTTGAATATACCGTGTTGTATAGTTTATTTTTCCATCATTAAAAATATTTTTATCTTCGGAAGATATAGAAATAATATTTGGTTGTTTATTTATATAATTATTTTTTGTAATTCCGCTATTATTTTGATAATCTGAACCAACAAGGGTAAAGTCTGTCTCTCTTTGTGTTAATTCTGGCATCATATAACTTTTTGTCATTACAATAAAATTATTGTATTCATCAAAAAACATTGCACTTTGTGTAGATACTGCTAATTGACTTAATACTTCTGCAACGCTTTGATCGGGTGCAACAAAAAAATATGGAATTATTGGATCGGGTTCGTCTGTAATTCTTTTAAAAGAGTAATTAGAAAATCCAATATAATCAAGCATAGTGGCAACTGCATAACTTAAAGATACCTCAGTCATTAGAAGTCTTGGCGCTGGCATTGATTCAAGTAAAAAATAAAGGTCTCTTAATTGTACTGAAACAGTTCCAGCATTGTTATCTATTTGAGGAAATCCTTCTGAGTACAATGTTTTTATTGGAACATAATAATCAAAATTGTCTACATCAACTATAACTTCATAAAAACTAAATTTAATATTTTTACGTAAATGATTTTTTATTATGCTATTAGAATTATTTGTATTAAAAGCATTGTCATCATCAAATAAATTAATTTGACCAGTTGACGCAAGCAACTGACCTACTGGCAATGATGTAGTTCCTATATCTGAAAGGATTTTTGTAGTTTGATAATCAATTGTTTTATCTGATATATCAACCACCAACCTAGGAGATATTTCAATAAGGTCAAAAGTAGAATCAAACTTATTCATAATTTCTACTACAACTCTAACCCCTCTTAAATATTGAAACTCTCTATATCTAACCCCGTTAGATCCAGTGTCATAGAATGATGAGGGGTTTGTTATATCTTTTACAAAGTTAGTATTTACATTTATATCACCATTAGAAAGTTTCCAGCCGTACTCTGGAACGAAAGTTTCATATCCAGTTTCGCCTTCGTTAGTATATATATAAAAAGTTCCAATATCATTATTATTTTCTATAACAAGATACGAATATCCAACAATAGATTTTTCTGGCAATAGCGTTGATGAAGATAGTGTTTCTGCAAATTTAAAAATATTTTTATATATTGCAGGAATTTTTAAACCATATTCAACTTCTATATATCCATCAGAACTAATAATTTGAGAATTATTCTCGTCATCTCTAGTATCAAATTCAGTAAATGAATATAAATCAACCCAGTTATTATCATTCAAATACTGTATTTTCCATCTTGTTGGTGTTGTCTTGTTGTTATTTCCAAAAAGTGGGTCTGGAAAATTGATTGTTCCATTTGTAAACGGACCTTCGTCTATATCACCAATGTTCGTTTGCATTTTAATAACAATTCTGTTTGCTGGAATTTTATCTTGATAAACAATAAATGGGCAGGCATCATCAATAAAGTGTTGACCATTAATTGTATTTTTTGCAATGCCACGCTCTATATTGTTTTCAGTTCTATAAGAAGTCCAATATCTAAATTGATCATACCTAGAAGGCATATAATATCTTGGTCTTTGAAAAATATTTTCTGTTACATTTCCAACAAATTTATTATTAAAATATGTTGCTTTATTTATACCAGATCTGGGTCTAAAAGTTTTAAAGCAATCCTCTAAAGAATAAATCATATTCATTTTTTCTTTTTTAGATGTAAAAAGTTGTGGAGTATTTGAATTGGTAAATCCTCCATCAATAGTTATATCTGCATCAGTTGCACCAGTGTAGAAATTGCCAACATCAAGAGGATCAAATATTGTGGGCAGGGTTCTAAAAGTTACTTCACTATCATTTGGTCTATACCTATAATTACCAATTTTAAAAATATTATCAGGACTATTCATATTCCATTCAGCAAGAATTAGTGAACGAAGATTTATTGTTGAAGATGTTTCAATATGAGTCTTTAATGCTTCACTTACAAACATTTAGACCTCTTCCAAAGTTACCGATATATTCCAAAAATCAAAATTGCTACCGCCACGTTTTACAACAGAGTAGTTAAAGTCTGCAAAATATACCTGAACAATTTCATTATATTGGCTAAGATGACCAAAAGCATTATTATCATTACCGAAATTAGAATATTTATCATATGCTAAATACATCCAAAATGGACCAGTGTGATTTTCATACCAATTTAAAATTTCAACCCCACCTGCACCACCGTCTGCTGTAAATTCTTGTGTATTGTTTTGATATGGAGAAATGCCTGTATTCTCGTTAAATGATGCTACCTGAAAATGAGATCTTGATGGCAACATGTTCCAACTAAAAGAAATATTTATTTTATCTGCAATATGATAAGAACGCATTTTTCCATTAATTGTTCTTTGTCTTTGCTCAATTCTTTGAGAACTAAAATCTATAGGACTTCTATTGTGGTCGGAAAGAATTATAAATTGATCCAGTAACTCTGGATTAGTTTCTTCTGTATTTGCTCCAACTTCGTATCCATTAGGAACATACAGACCATTTGTTAATGTTCCAGAATTATTGGACCAAAGAACTGCCTGCGGTCTCTGGTATCTTTTGCGACCAATCATGTATCCAGAACTTGTCATTATAGCCCCCTGATTCTTTGAGAATCAATATATTTTATTTCATTTATAACAGATTTTGCTATAGAGTTAGGATTTATATTTTGTCCACTTACAGCAATATCTATATTATAATTATACACTGAACTAGAGTTATTATTTATAGGAACAACTGTGTTATTAACTGGAATATTATTAATAGTTGGATTAGACATGTTATTATATGATGGAGCATTAAAAGACTGTTGAGTTAATGGAGAATATGCTCCTACTCCAGACATTGCTTTTCTTGCTATCATTGATGGATATTTTGCATCATTAATTGCTCCAAGTAATGGTCCGAATGCTTTAGTAGATGCTTTATTTACAACAAATTCTCCAGGGGTTAATAGGGTTGGTACATAATCAGATCCAACTCTGCCACCATATTGCATAGCAACTGGTTTTACTTTACCGCCATACATTTTTGCCTGCATTGCACCATAAATTGAGGATGTTCGTGAATAGCCTGAACTATTATTGCCAGTAGAGGTTACTACAGTCCTTCCATCAACAACTCTAGTTCCAGTCACCGTTGGCTGATTAGCAGATGTGTTGGAGGTACTAGTTACTACAGTCCTTCCATCAACAACTCTAGTTCCAGTCACAGTGAATCCCGTGTTGTCTCCAGTGTTTGTTCCAGTGTTTGTTCCAGTTGTAGTTCCTGTACTTGTATTAACAGTA